TGATAATTCTATATTTGGGGAAGATGGATCAGTTCTGTTTAGGTCATTAACACTTGGTGATTGTGATGAGTAAATGTAATAGAGATGCTGCCAGACGTGCTCTTGACTTAATTAAAGATGAGCCTGCAAGCAAATCTTTAGGATATGTCAAACGATCATTAGAGCTTATAGAAGATGGGTCCCATAATGGCTCTATAGTGTATGACAAGAATGGTAAAGTATCTGCTGCTGCAGCATGGTTCAAGGATAAGGACTATATGAGATTAGACACAATGGGGTCTATAGGCAAATATGATAAGAAAACAGGATTGACACCTGGCGCTATTGCATTAAAAGATTTTCTAATTCAAAGCCAGGATATGAAAGGGGTTAAAGCATATGCTGAAAATCCTTATGCAGCACAATGGTACAAACAAAGAACATTTCAAGAGCTAAATAAAAATGATGCAAGAGACTTGACAGCTTTGCCTGAGCATTTCATGGATTTTGTGGCATGGGTAACTAGTAGGGAAAAGAAATGATAAAAGTATATACAAAAGCTAAAATGAAAGAGCTTGATAAGCGATTTAGGGCCACTAAGGATGATGGTGACATAGCCGTAGTGGAATATAAGAAAATACCCAAAAAGGGTAAAACACAGGAGAAGTCATGAACTACGTATTGGATGAGAACGGAAACATTAAGATTGGCAAGAATGGTCAACCTTTGGTAAAGGGAGCTGATGGCAAAGAGTATGAACTGGATGCTATTGGTAATGCAGCTAAACTTGAGACAGTTACAAAGGAGAGCAACGAGCGAAGAAAAAAGCTTTCAGAGGTAACTGCAGACTTGGAGAAGGCTTCTGGGGATAACAAATCACTTCAGCAACAGGTAGATGCTATTGATGATAAAAGCAAAGTTAAAATTAATGAGCTTAAAGACGAAATTAATTCTGCCTGGGCTGATAAAGAAAAAGCCTGGAATAATGAAAAAGCTGAAATGGAAAATAAGCTGTTTGATGCCACCGCTGGTGTGAAGTTTGCTACCAGTGAAGTAGTAAAAGGCTTAGTGCTACCTCCGGATATTGCCAAGTCTACATTTGGTGAGTTTTTTAAAGCAGATGGCACAGCTATTGATGCAAATGGCAATCCTTTGTATTCAAAAGAAAAACCAGGCGAATATGCTGAATTTGATGAGGCCCTTACTATGCTCGTGGATGCTCGCCCTGATAAGGATTCATTGCTAAAGGCATCTGGTGCCTCTGGTGGAGGCGGCCATAAGTCCGGTGAAGGCGAGGGATTTGCAGAAGATAAGACTTCACTACAAAACATATCTGAAGGATTGAAGTCATTATAGCGAATTAAAAGCTCCTAGAGCTGATATTTCAGATTTATCCAATGATATCATATAGATATCATATATAAAATAAAGGTTGACAACCTCATAAATACATGATATTATTAGAGATAATCAAATTTCGCTCTGACTGAACAGGATTTGCGAAGTCATAAGATGTGAGACTGAGGACTGAACAGGAATCGGTTGTTTCGCTGAACAGCGGCACTTCTCTAAGTAGCTCTAACAAGGCGCCTGGAGAGGTGCCGCTTTTTTAATTTAAGGAGTATTAAAATGCAAATGACACTTGCGGAGTTCATCAAACGAACTCGTGACAAACTCGTCGCCGGCGTGGCAGAAGAAATCCTAACTACCAACCCATGGTTCCTGATTTGCCCATGGAATTCTTATGCCGGTTCTGGTATTACAACCAATCGCGAGAAGGTACTTGGTGATGCTGACTTCTACGGTCTTGGGGATACCATTACCTCAAAGACTCCTTCTGAAGTAGAGCCTGTTCTTTTCCGGGGCACTCGAATCATTGGTGATGCTGAGCTTGATGGACTTCAAGTAGCAGAATCTGCCTCTGATATTAATGATCTTCGAGCTATGGAAGTAGCCTCTAAGTCCAAGTCTATTGGTCGTAAAATTCAGCTCGGAATGGCTACAGGAGATGGTGCCGATCCTAACTACAACTCCCTGCACTCCATGATTGATTCTGGACAGTATATAACAGGTGGTTCTGGTAACATTTTCGACTATCTGGATGCCCTTACTCAGAAGGTTCTTTCCAAAGATGGCCTTGTAGACTGGATTCAGCTCCCTGGGTCTCAGGCTCTTAAGATGCGTACTGCTTATCGTGCTCTTGGTGGCGTTCCTATGATGGAAGTCCAGTCCGGCGGTCGTACTTTCCAGGTTATGGAATTCAATGGTATTCCTTGCTTCACCAATAACTGGCTCTCTACCACTGAGACCCCAGGCGGTGGAGACTTGACTGGCGGTGATCTTTCCAGTATCTACGCTGGTAACTTTGATGATGGTTCCTACAAGACTGGCGTTGCTCTTATCCACCCTCAGGCTACTCCTGCAGGTATCTCAGTCGAAGCCATTGGAAAGATGGAAACAAAGGACCAGGAAATTTACCGTGTTAAAAGCTACAGCAACTTTGCTTCTTTCAATAAGATTGGTGTCGCTCGTTTGACCGATATGCCTGCATAAGTTTTACTGATTTTTTCCTCCACCACAACCAGCCTAGGCTCTTTTAATTAAGAGCCTAGGCACTTTCAAGGATACCATTATGGCAGATAATAAAACGCTTGGGTCGCCAAACGCACCTGAGCAGCCTGACACACTGGATACAGTTGATTACCAGAAACTTTTAGCAGAGCTTGAAATAAAGCTTGATGAAGTGACTGCTCAATTAAATGCAACCATCGTGGAAAAGGATGCATTGGAAGAGCGATACAATAAACTGAAACCAGCTGCAAAAGTAGTTAAAGAAAAAACAGCCACCTTGTACTGGCTCCATCCGGAATTGCCCGCAGACGGCAGTCGACCTACCGCATATGGATTTTACCTTACACCTTATAAAAGCTATTACAAAGCAAGTATACCTGTGTCTCGTGTTGAGGATATGCTTACTCGTGATAAACCTTTTGTCAAAGAGCTTCCTAAGGAAGAAGAGGACAAATAAATGAGTGTTCATAATCTTCATCCGCAACCAACCTTGCATAACGATACGAGGACCCCAACAGTAGCCGACATTATGGATGCTTCCCGAATGAAGCTGACAATGGGTAAACAGTGGAATAAGGACGAGGAGGCCTTTCATATTGGCTTTGTCTCTCCTGCTACTCCTTGGAATCCTATGGGCTCAATATCTGAAAATGCCAAAACGGTAGATGGAAAGCTACTTACTATTTTGCAGTGCTCGGCTCATACTGATAATATTGTGGCAGAGTTTGAACAGGTCAAGGTATTCGATGCTGACTCCATAACACTTATTCTCGGATTTGAGACCTTTACCCTGTTATGGTACGACGCTGATAAGCTTTACAGCACCAACGGTGTACCAGACAATCGTTTTAGCCGTCTGGATCATTTTGTAGGTGTATCAATAGAGCTGAACGTTACTCTATAAAGGTTTCTTATGCGACATAGAGCTTGTAAAACTTCTCGACGAAAATTGGGGACTGGCACTGTAAAGGCAAGGCCGGTTTCCTGCCGTCGAAGGACAGGAATTGAAGGGCACATGACCGTATTTCAACCTATGGAAATGCATGTTGATTGGTCCCTTTTTAGCGGAGTTGGCCCTACTCCCACTATATATGATGAAAGGAATAACACGTTTTCTACTACAGAGAACACAGCACCATCTTCCTTTTACCCCCTTATGTATTCCGGCTATGGTCTTATAGATGATTGTCATATGGAAGTCATTATGGACTATGAAGGAGTTAGCAATACCTATGAGACCTATATGATGGCAAAGGGGTTAGATAACCTTAATTTCATTGGGGCTACTAGCTATAATGACAAAGTAATGCTATATGAGCGGCGTGCTGGTAACTGGATAAATCCGGGAGTTGAGACTCCTGTAACTGGAACCATCGGGCAGCTTGTTGAAATGGATGTAGTAGGTGACTAATTCACCCTGACTGTGAACGGGGTTGTAATAGGTTCTGCTACTCATGGAATGACTGGCTCCGCTCACATGGGTATTTTACTACGAGGTATGCCTATTCATGGTCAGTTATGGCATGGAATGAATTTTACAGGACATTAAAGTCATGTCTGGAGAAACTGTCGTAGACATAGATCATGACGGAAAGAGAGACGCTGTTATTGTAAAGGACTCTCAAGGGAACCCAATAGTCACCGTCGATTCCGATTCTGTTAATATCGATATTGATGGAGATGGAGACGCTGACATAATTATACTGAGGTAAAAAATGGCAGTTCCAACTACCCCTTATAGATGCGGTATTAATGGCAGATGCCCTACAGCACAAAAAGCATTAACTCGTAGGAATGCAACCTGCACTGTGCCTTCTGGAGCAAGAACAGGCCCTCAAAATCAAACAGGACCAAGAGCCGCTACGGGCACTTGTGTAAAAACAAAATGAGCTTAATAGTCAATGGCAACTCGTATGTAGATGTATCTCAGGCGGACGAGTACTTCTCTGATAAGTTCGGATACGATGAGTGGGAGGGCTTAGGCAACGATGTTAAAGAAAAACTTTTAATATCGGCAGCACAGCAATTAGATGCTTTATGCCTATGGTATGGAGAGCCAGTTGACCCAGATCAGGCAATGGCTTTTCCAAGAACTCCTAATGCAGACCCTGTTCCAGATAAAGTAAAGGCTGCACAATGTGAAATGGCCTTTGCAGTGCATTCTAATGAGTCAACAAGTGCTGATGGTGGCGATCCATTAACAGAGCTAACAGCAGGTAGTGTTACTCTTAAATTTGAAGCTTCCTCCACTGGCAATCCTTTGGTAAGCGATCTTACCAGGTCCTGGCTTAAAGCTTATGGTTTATGCTCTGGTGGGAGTACTAAAATAATACCAATGGAGCTGATATAGTGTCATATTCAGCAGCAGCTACATTACAAGATAAATGGCCACTATTTGTTAAATATGGAGCCACTAAGCCTTGTGTATACCAAAGCATGCATGAAGCTAATTATTCAGGAGGTTCTGTAACAAAGCCTATAAAATCTTCTCACAATATTGATACAGTTATGGATGCCTTAGGCGGAGGCATGCAAAAATACTTTGAGTCTACATCTGACGGGGAAACAGTCAAGTCTATAGACAGGGTCGCCATATTCCCTGTAATGTCTCTGCCTGTGGAGCCAAAAGTATATGACTTGATTGTGGACCCGTCTCTTACTGAATGGGAAGTAAAAGGGATTGCAGGTGACCCTATGTCAGCACATTGGGAACTGTGGATTAGACCTATAAAATGAAAAAAATTAAAGTAAGCCAATTAGGTTCAGTATTAAAAGGTCTAAGTGAGCTTGCTGGTGATGATTATACAGAAATACTTCAAAAATTAAGTATGGATGCATTTAGAGATTTAGTAATGCTATCTGCAAAAGACACTGGTTTTTTGAGAAGTAATTGGTCAGTGACAACAGGGGTTCCTGATGAGTTAAGGTTAAACAGTAATGTAAGAGCTAAAAATTCATTTGTAAAGGCTCAATGGTCAACAGTAGATATACAACTTGATTCTCATATAACATTATACAATAATACAGTTTATGCAATATATGTTGATCAGGGAACACCAAGAATGAGAGCTCAGCCTATAATAGAGCCTGCCAGAAGGCGAGCTGAAATTCAAGCAATACGCCTATCCAAACTTTTAACAAAAAAGAGATATAATGTATAAAGCAGCCACACAGCTTATAGAAGATAGACTACGAGACTCATGGTCAATGACTGATATAGACTGGGATAATGTTGAGTACACGCCATCTCGTGGCATGCCTTTTATACGTTTGCAAATAGAATGGGTAGATACTAATCAAATATCAATGGGTGGATTAAACAGGGGCGAAGGCTACACCAATATATCCATCTATGTACCGTTTAACACTGGCCTTATTCAATGTATGGATATTGCAGATAATTTATCTGAAGTTTATGATAAGTGGAGTACAAAAGAATTGAAATTTAAAGTTGCTCGTATAGTGCGCGTAGGGCAGCAGGAGCAGTGGTACAGAGTAGACGTTATAACACCTTTTTCTTATGACGAATGTAAGCCACTAAATACACCTTAAGGAGTAAACAAATGAGTAAGAACGCAACGGGCTCTCAGTCTTACGTAGCAGTACTTAAGCAAGACCCTACAAAACCACGTGAAATACCTGTTAATCCTGTTATGCAGATGGTCAACTTTGACGCTGACACATTGGCGATGGAACTTGATACAGGCACTTCTAACCATATTCGTCCAGATAGAATGACTGCAGACCTTAATGTAAAAGGTTTTACAGTAGGTGGCGGATATTCCTTTGAATTCCAGTTTGAGAATAGTCTTGCTGATGAACTCCTACAGGCTTTCTTGTGGGCAAAGAACTGGTCTACTCCTTGGGTAGATGTTGATGTTGCGGGAGCGGTTATTACAGCAGCCGGTGTTTGGGATATGTCCGGAGTTGTTTCGCCCCCTGAAATCACTTCAGGCCAAGGATTCAAACTTTCCGGGACTGGAAATAGTGGTGAAAATGACGGTTTTTATTACCTGACTGAAGTATCAACAGATACCTTTCAGATGGAACCACCTCCCAAGGCTGATGAGACCTTGGTTGCAGGCGCTGTACTGACCGGTTCTATGATCCGAAATGGCTCTGTATATCAGCCGTTTTTCATTGAAAGAGGTCACCTTGATGTTAGCCAGTATTTCAAGTTTGTTGGAATGTCTGCTAACATTTTATCATTGGATTTCCCTGACCAGGATGACGTTACAGGTTCTTATGATTTTGTAGGGCTTTTCAGAAAAATTGAACCAGCAGTTGAAGCTGGAGCTACATATACTCAGCCAACAAACAGCCCTGTATTTTCTACTTCTAACAATATGCCTCTTGCATTGATGGATGGAGTACCTCTTGAAAGCTGTTTTATCAAAGAGCTGGATATGGAGCTCAATAACAACGTGACTCCAAAAACAGGCATTGGCGTATATGGGGCATGCGCCACCAATGCTCATCGTCTTAGCATATCTGGAAAGATTAGCCTTTACTTTGAAGATGAGACAGTACAAACTCAATTTGAACATGGCACACCGCTTTCCATTGCATGGGTAGTTGAAGATGCTAACGGGCATGGCTATATGTTCAGGCTTCCAAGAATTAAATATGACACAGCAAAGAATAATGTTACAAGCGTAGATGATGATGTTATGGATGATGCCACATATGTAGCAACAGCCGATCCAGATACTGCTTGCATGATTCAGATAGACAAATTCTAATTAATCCATAATCACAGGAGATTTACTATGGACTTTCAAGAAGCATATGCAGAGGATAAAAACGCAGCCACTAAAGGCAAATGGATGGTTACACAAGCTGGTTTTGATGTAAAAGTAGCTAAAATGGGTAATCCAGTATATATGGCAGAATTGACAAGGCTTCAAAAGCCCCATTTGGCTGCATTGCGATCTTCAGCAGACACTAGTGAATTGCTTGACAGTATTATAATTCAAGCTATGTCAACTCATATCTTGTTTGATTGGAAAGCTGAATCTAATGGCAAACCGATAAAATACACTCCAAAATTAGGTGCTCAATATTTGACTGAATACCCTGAATTCAGAGAAGACATATCAGAGCTTGCATTATCTCGAGCTAATTTCAAACCAGAGGTGATTGGGAAAAAGTAGCAGAAGCCATGCTGTGGTACCGTAAGCATGGCCATAATGTTGATTGGTACTTGAGAGTAGCTGCTAAAGGGGCTCATGTCAAGGCATTAGACACTGAGCCTCACCTAACTCACTGTGAATTATTCTATTATAACATGCATACTGCATGCGGCAATGATATAAATAAGATAAAATCTTTTTGCGAGTTGCATCTAATGACGTTTGATGAAATTATAGAATCCTTATATATACTACAGGACATATCCTTTAGGGTGAATTGATGCCAGTAATTCAATTAGAATTAGATTCCAAAGGCGCGGTAAAGAGTTTACAGAAGTTCGATAAAGCTGCGGATGTAACTTCTAAAAAAGTTACTGCTAATTTCAAGAAAATACAAATAGCAGCTGCAGCAATGGCTGCTGCTGCTACTGCAGCTGTGCTTGCAATTGCTAAATCATCTTTGGATGCTGCAGCACATATGCAAGAGGCTAGAAACAAATACGCTCAAGTATTTGAAGGCATGACTGCTGAGTCCGACGCGTGGGTTAAAAATCTTCAAAATAATTATGGATTGTCTGAATATGCTGCAACAGAGTACCTATCTGCAACAAAAGCTGTCTTGGATGGAACCAAGATGCAAACTGCAGAAGCTGCTAAACTAGCTAATAAGCTTGTATTAGTTGGTAATGATTTAGCTTCATTTCATGATAAACCTGTTCAACAGGCAGTCAAAGCAATGACGTCTGCTTTAACCGGTGAATATGAAGCTATGAAGCAGTTTGGCATAGTAATTAAAAAGACTGAAATAATTCAAAGAGCTATGCTTGACAACAACCTTAAAAATAAGGATGCTGTCACTCAAGCAATGGAGGCACAAGCAGCATATGCCCTTATAGTTGAAAAATCTGGTAAAGCTATAGGCGATACTATTAGAAGTCAGGATACATACACTTTTCAACTTAAACAGTCTAAAGCTTTAATAATGAATTTGAAAGTAGCAATAGGAGAGCATTTACTTCCTTATGCAACTAAGATTTTAACCATTACAAATAAGTGGATAAAAGCCAACCAAGGCCTAATAGATGTAAAGCTTGATAAGTTTTTTGAAAATGCAGGACAAATGGTTCAGCAGTTTGCTAAAGCAGTCAGCTGGGCCTATGATAGAATGGTGGCATTCTCTAATTCTCTTGCATTATTTGAAGCAGTAGGAAGCGATCAACTATCGTGGTTTGAGTATGCCACTATGAATGCCAAAGAAGCTGCAGAATGGTTGGACAAGCATCGCGAAGTCGTTGAAAAAGACACAGATGCAGTATCAAAAAATGCAGAAGAAAATGCAAAATTAAAAACTAGTCTTGACATTGTAAATGAGGCTGTAGAAAAATCATCTAAGTCTATGGATAGTTTGGCAGATAGCACAGAAACTGCTGCAGATAAATCTAAAGATTTAGCTAGTTCGCTTAAAGATGAAGTAACGCCAGCTGTAAAGAGCTCGGTAATACCGTCAGAAAAAGAGTTAAAAGAAGCAGTAGAAGCTGTATCAAAAGCTGCTAAAAGCTCTGTAACTGAGCTAACTAAGCAAGCAGATGCAGCAAATAAAGTAGCAGCTGCTGCTAGGAGCATACAATCAGCTTCAAGAACTGCAGAAGGCACTTATAAAGCTTCAAAAGCGTGGTCAGGCGGGACTCATACTTTTAGTGGCAGTAGCTTTGAAAGTACTCTTTCAAAAGAGGAGTTGGCGATTTATCGGTCTATGACTCCAGCAGGCAGAGGAAATGATTTTTATAAAACATATGGGAATCAACCTCAATTAGGCCCTAGTATGGGGGGTGGGAATTCTCACGATTATCTGGATAGGATTCAGTTACAGCATGACTCAGCGAGGGCTTATATAGAAAGGATGAGAAAGCAAGGTAGCTCTGCTGGCTGGTCTGGTCAAAACGTTTTTAATTTTAACCAGCAGGTATCGCGCTCGGACATAATGAATATTACAAATTCTCAACAGACTAATGGAGCTCGTGCATGAAGTTTATAAAAGGTGCAGTACAGGTCGAGCTGTCTTGTCCCGCCCAGTTCCCTCAAAGCGAAAATGTAAAGCTAGTTCAGGCTAAGGATTATTCTAGCTCTGGAATAAAGCATTCTGAGGATTTTAGTGTTAAAAGTGGAACGGAGAATTTTGTATTTTCTGATATGCCTACAGACGATTACCTAAAACTTCTTGAGTTCTTTGTAAATGAAGCTAATGGCATGATGGAAGAATTTGAGCTTGTGGATGATTTAGGAGTTAGTAGAATGGGTACATTTGCTGATCCTGAGATAAATTTTAGAAATACCAGCTATGACCTATGGGCTGGAAGCTTTACATTTGAGCAATCAGGTGCTGCATAATGATAACTAATTTACCGGCTGATTTCTTAGTAGAGCTTAAGAAGTTTTCAAGAAAACCAGTTCAGTTATGCACCTTCCTTATTAATGGGACGAAGTATTATCTGTCTGATTTCCCTATAACCATTGACGGAAACAAATATGAACCATGGGTTGAATCATGGGGGGAAATTGTAGATAATTCTGATATAGAATCTTTATTCGGTGGTCAAAGTATTGGGATTAGGACTTGTAATATTGTTCTCTTCAATTCGTCTTTAACATACTCTTTTATTCAAAAATTATTTGGAAGCGGAGTTGAGAACACTCGGGTTGATTTGTACCAGTGGTTTCAAGGTATGACTAGCCCTCCTGTCCTTATAGACGAGTTCGTTTGTCAGAACCCTATATCCATCTCTGAAAACTCGATGCTAGTTAAGATTGACCTTGTTTCCCCTCTTGCCGCATCAAATAGGAGGATATTCCCAATTAAAGCCGGGGATAAGCAGTATCCCGTCATCGTTGGGAGGGTATCCGGCGTTCCGCTGATAGACCTTGAGACTGGACAATATGTGGTTCTTGGTGAAGATTTAGCTTTTGACCGGTTGGGTACGATAAATTTTGATAATACTGGCAAACTTCCGTCATCTGGAACCATCATTATAGATGAAGAACAGATAAGTTATACAACCAGAACAGATACAACTTTAAATATTACAGCAAGAGGGACGGGTGGAACTACAGCTCTACCTCATTCAGCCGGATCCATCTCGGTACTTCTTGGTACAAGTTTTCAATATGCGGTTTGTGGTGGGCCTGTCAGTGCTATTGATTCTGTTGTCGCAGGTGGTAGTGCTGTTGCCGGTTGGGTAGCGCAACCTGCAGGAAACCCAGCCACTGTGACTTTTAGTCAGTGGCCGCCTAATATTGGTATCGGGGTAGGTCTTGCCCCCGTAAATCAGAATCTTACCCGTATTAATGAAGTTCCTTATAACCATACAAATAATATAAATTATCCTCTTACTTACAGCCAAACTGTTGATAATGATTTTCCTGTAGGCGGGCACAGCATAGCAGGCGGGTACTTCTACGATGTATCTCCTCCTGTTTCTGCTCCCTCTTATAAAGTCAAAGTAAAAATGTTTTACAGGGTTTCGGTCTTAGCTACAGATGCAAAATTCCGTATTGATTTTGGTTACTCTACGCATTTAACCCCTTCTGATACTGATGTAATAGGGATTGTTTCAACAGAGATAACAGAAGTTCAGACAACATGGGTTGAAGTCCTTGTCGATTGTGGAGTCATAAGTCATGATGAACTTGTCGGTATTGGCACCCCGTATTGGAGATTTGCCTTTTTAATTGAGTTATTTGGGGCAAGTGGAAGCATTTTTATAATGCATCCTCAATTCATAATCGAAACCAATTACACTGAGCAGATATCCCCTGAGGGGAAACAGAGAACTTTTATCAGTGAGCCAGTAACTTGTACTGTTACTGCAGGGCATGGGGTCGATGTAACGCCTCCTGTTTTGGTAAGAAACATAATTGAGAATAACACTGATTATGGATACCAGATAGACACCACTGACTTTGATAATGAACATAACAGATATAACGCTGCAGGATATTACTTTAATGGGATGCTGCCTGCTGGTATCCGAACACAGGAACTTATCAAAATAGCGCTGCTTGAGGGACTCGCAAGGCTAAAATATAATCAAGGAAAGATACAGTTTTTAAGCTATTTTGACGATGACTTGGAAAGCGTTGATAAAGAAATTAATCTTGATCATATTAGGATACGGGGTCGGTACATTGAGCATTATTCTAGTGGTAATATTAAGAACGATATCACAGTTAAGTATGCTTATGATCTATTGACCGGGGATTACACTGGAACGATAAACAAAACAGACGCTGACTCGATTGCGAAGTACACATTAAAAGACGACGAAAGGGACTTGATTCTTGTAAGTTCTGCCAGTGTGGCGACCCTTCATGCCGAAAGAATGTTGAAGTTTTTGAAAGACTCTCCTGAAGTCTTTAACGTTGATATTTTTTTGCCTGAAGGATACGAACTTGAAAAGGGTGACAGGGTTGCATTACCAGATTTTCTGGATAAGAGAAAACTGCTTTTTGGAAACATTCTTTCGATGACAAGGACTATTGGGCAAGGCAAGACCGGGCTTATTAATTCTTTTCAGGTTATGCTCACAAATTTGGATTATATCTTATTAATGCGCCTAGAGGAAGAACTTATTCTAGATGATTCTTTACTTGGTTTCTCTCAAAGTATGGAACTGTTTGAACGTCTTGGGATAGATGATAGAAAGTTACTATCAGCGAGAAAGATTGTTTATACATTGACCGAACAGTTGGTTTTAGATGATTCAGCATTATATGCTGGGACGAATCTGACCTTGGTGCTGCCTACAGAACAGGTTATTTTGGACTCAACAGATATAAAACTTACTGTTTGTGGTGGTTATGGCGATTGCGGATATGGTGAAAAAGGATATGGAGAATAAAAAATGAAAACTGGTTTTATAATTGAAGGTACAATTAAACTACGGAATGAAAGAGCAGACGGTAGCATAGTTGAGGTGATTCAAAAGAATTTAGTGGTAAGATGGGGGCTTGAGCAGGTAGCGTCTTTACTTGCTGGTAACGCTATGCCAGCAAATATGATAACTCATCTAGCTATGGGAGACGATAACACTGCCCCTGCTGATGCCGACACTACATTAGGAAATGAATTGAATCGTTCCGCTGTTACTATCACTCAATTAACAGGGGCTGAAAGCAATAAGATTGAATACCGAGTTGTTCATGCTACAGGCGCTATAGTTGGTGTTTTTAAAGAAGCCGGTTTATTTGACGCTGATTCAGCCGGTAATATGTTCAATAGAGCGGTCTTTGCAGACTTCCCAGTAAATGCGGCCGATACCCTTACAGTAATATGGATTGTTGAGGTTAAAAACGTATAATGGCTATTTCAAAAACTCCTAATCTTAATCTTAATGTCCCCGACTACCAGACGCCGGATTGGAATGTTCCTGTCAATGAAAACTGGAATATTCTAGATAGCTCCCATTGCACCTGTCCTCAGCTGGCGTTGAGGTTGTTGGATGTGGAAGTTGTAGATGTCTTTATATACGATACTACTAAGGACTCCGATGGTGGAGCATGGGTGGATAATTGCTCTAGAACATCTTGGTGCAACGAACCCTTAGACACAGCTATACGTGGGAAGACACGAGGTTTTCCTAGAATAGTCGCTATCGTCTTGGAGGCCACTAAGCTTACTATTTACGATCTTACTGATCCAACTGTCCCAATGTGGATGGTCTTCTTAAGAGTGGCAGGCAGTCTAGCCGATGGCGCAATATGGGCGGATGCAGTCACCGGGCGCTGTGTTACGGCTTTTGATTCTACTATTTGTATCGGAACGGATGACGTTTCCTCTAGAGGTGGAGTTAGAGCTATTTGCTTTAGCGAGGATACTGCTGAATTGTACGGTGATAGTAGTTATAGACATTACAATGGAGGTATAGCAGAGAGGAATGTTGCTGGTACAGGTTATCTATCCGGTGCGTATACTGCTGTAGAGAGACATGCTAATGACATAGCTATGATAAAAGGTGAAGTGTTGAGTAGACCAATTATCGCTATAGCCACACTAAGTTCTGTGTACATTATAAACAGTCCTACAGGGGTTATTCATGGATCTGGTACTGGATCCTATGGAAAAGTATCCTTTTTTAACGGCCGACTAACCGCTGCTAGATCAAATGTACCTCGTATACACGTATCATCTGATTTTTTGACGGATAATTTTCCTTATATTACCTACAGAGAAATCTCTACTCCTGCTATTCTCCCTCAAATATGTAGCGGTCTAGTAGGCACCCATGGAGGAGGGCATAACGGATTAGTCCTGTTGGAGGAAAATATAGAAGCGCCTGAAAAGGGTATGGTTAATTATATAACGGGCACTTATCAATCAGGGTGGATGCAGGGCGATATAAAAGGAGCATGGCTTGCTGATACTGAGGAAGGTGCTGTTTATGAAAACCATATTGTTGATCCCGGTTTTGACGATGCAGGTGCATGGAGTACAAACGCAGCTTATATTGTTGATGGAGGAAAACTTACAGGGGTACCCGGAAACTCTGCCAATGCAAGCAACATTGGCCTTATTCTTAAACTGACTGTTGGTAAGAGCTACACTGCGACCTTCACAATAGATAGTATTAGTGTTAATAGAGTGTTTTTTAATCAGGTCGGAGGACCTAATGGAATCGTTAGAACGGCTCCAGGGACATATACAGAAACCTTTGTGTTGGATGCTTCTACAACGAATGTCGGAATATACATTAACAACACTGATGCAGTCATTGACAATTTCACGATCATAGAAATGGTCGCAGATCGTTCAGTAAATGAAAACCCTCTTGAAAATATAGGGACTACTGTTACCCGTACTCCGGTTAATACAAATGCAGAGCTTATGGGGTACACTGGCTTCACTCAAAATGATTATCTCATTCAGGCTCACAACAATGATTTAGATTTTGGAACAGATGATTTTTACGCTATGGCATGGGTAAAGACCAATACTACAGGAGATAACTATATTATTTCGCTTGATGAAGCAACCACGAATAACGCTAATAGGTTATTTATTTATTGTGCAAATGGGATTCCAACTATAATGATTGGAACCATTCTTGTTCAGGCCACAACTTTAATTGATAATGATAAATGGAGTTTTATAGTAGGCTATCGAAAAGATGGGATTTTACATATTTCTGTAAATGGGGAAGAAGAGGGAAGTATTGCGAACTCTACAGATATTACAAATTCAGCTCATGAATTAGTAGTAGGTTCAAGAAGAGATGAAAATACACCTTGGCTTGGTTCTTTATCCCTTGTACGAATGGGGAAGGGGGCTCCTTCAGATAATCAACTAAAGAAAATTTACGAGGATGAAAAAAGTTTATTTGATGCAGGAGCCCAATGTACTCTTCAATCTACTTCTGGTCATATTACTTGTATGGAAGGCTGTGAAGGAGAACTTTATCTAGGAACAACAGCTGGATCGTGTGTTCTTGATAATTTGGTAAGCTCCTCGTTAACAGTATGCGAGAAAGATGTAGATGGAAACATCGTTTGTAGTGATGATAAGCTTTTCAAAGCTATTTCTGCTAATAAAGGTGCCGTACTTAGTGGGTTGAGTGACGGGGCTGTACTAGACTCTCCAGAGTTCAATACTAAGGTAGAGGTGCTAGAGCTTCTTGATAGAGTAGATACTATCGAAACCGCTATGTCCTACAACTTCGAGAAAGTAAAAAATCTACTGGATATCAGCGATACCTATCAACCTATCGTTTCATTAGCTACAGATAGACTATGTGAAGGGATATACGAAATAAAAGCCTCTGTGACTTACAGCTATGATAGGACTACCAAGTCATCGTTTTTTAGATGGAGGCTAGATGGCGGTGCATGGGAAGAGATAAAAAAAGAGGCTAAGGATATTACAGATATTACAGTCTCGTCTTTTTTCTATCCCACACAATTAAGTAGAGGGGTTCATGTTTTAGAAATTGAAGGGAGAAAGGAAAGCGGTGGTGGAACCTTCGATATATTATTTGCTAATGCTATTATTGAGAGGAAGAAATGAAAAAGACTATTGTTTGTATTGTTGTCCTATTGTTTTTATCGGCATGCGCTCATAATGAGTATAACGCTGCAGTCGCTAAGTATGAGCAGACAAGAATGAAGGCATATGGTGACGCTATGGCGAAACAGTCTACTGAGACTGGTAGAATGGCCGTAGCAATGGCGTTTGCCTATGGCATGGGTAAAGGCAAGTTCCAGCGAGAAGATACCGTTTTGGACTATGCTACGGCGTTTTTACCCTATGCTAATTTACTTCTCCCTCTTGCTTATGGTGGTGGATACTTTAAATATGGGAATGGAGATATTGAAGCAGGCGGAGATATCTACATGAATTCGGCTCGGGCTGATAGTCGATACTTGAATAATTCAGTGCTGCAGGAATACGGTATCAGTGGTCAGGGTAATTGGGTGGGCTCGAATGAGCCTATGAATATATCAGCACATGAAGGGTCTGCAGCGGGTGCCGGAGATGGATCAACGGCAGATGGTATGCCAAGTGAGGTGGAGGCTGAGGAGCTTCTTCCTTAACCTAGATAAGGAGATATCATGAAACATTTTATTTTAATTGCAGTCTTTATTACTTCTACAATGTATCTTGGTGGTACTGTGTTGGCTTGTCAAGGATGTGACTGCCCTCCTGGCCCTCAAGGAGACAAGGGGGACAAAGGTGATAGAGGAGAAAGAGGGTATACCGGTAAACGCGGTAGAACTGGCCTTATTGGTCTTTCGGGTCTTAGAGGTACTCATGGTATTAATGGCGTTAATGGCGTTAATGGCTCCGTAGGTGCTAAAGGGGACACAGGATTTCGTGGCCCACAAGGTAACACTGGTGCTACAGGTGCTACAGGCGCTACAGGAAAAGCTGGCAGAGATAGTGATGATGCCTATGGGGCAGTTGCCGGGGCAATGGCTATGGGTATGCTGGAGGACCCCTATGTTGGTGGCATGGTTGTCACTGGTGGTACTTCTTATTATCATGACTCAGGAGCGATAGCTATAGGATTTGGAAAGTCCTTCAATGATTCGTGGTCTGCTAAGGCTAGTGCTTTGCTGCCACTTCGGATGATGGCGAAGATGTAGGAGTAGCAGCATCTGCAGCATACCACTTCTAAAATCTAAAGGTGTTGCGCCTCCCATGTGCCTATAGGCGCAACATCTGCTATTGATTTTCTTTTCGACATAGTTTTATCTGGCTCTTGTTTCTTCATCGTTGTAACTAGTTCCATTGTCCCTTTAGTTTTATACTTCACCACAGGCTTGAATAATTTATCATAGTCTCCATCTAAGCACCATCTTTCAAGTCGCTTTGTTCCAGATGTTTGCATACATCCAGACAACTTCATTACAATACTCATCCACATTGGACAATGTTTATGATAGTATGTTTGCTCTTTTGATGATATACCATTCTCAGCTTTAACAATAAAATCATTTATTTTGTACTTTACATCTGGCCTATGTATAATGATTCTAGCAGTAGTCATACTTATATTGCATCTCTTAGCTAGACTCTCCATATTGTAAAGCCTGCCTCCAACATACACTTGGTAGGCTCTTCCTTTTTTACGAACTATAACATTATACATTTTAGGTTTCATATATGTCCTCCTACTACCCTTTTAAACACAGGAAGAAATAGGGAGTATGTATCATTGTTTTTTGCTTTAATAATATCATTATACTCAACTTCAATGGCATATCCGACATAAAAGTCATGCGGCATATCTCTAGCATAGTCAGATAGCCCTGTTCCAACTTTTACATCTATAAGATATTTTCCTTTTATAGTTCCAATACAATGGATAGCTCCGATCATATTCTCATATTTACCGTGGCCATCTATTACATCCACACATGTGAGCTCTGCTGTTGCAGTTTTCTTTACTTTCATTAAAGCTTTAGTTCGACGCCATTCGTATGCATCATCCATATAGCGAAGTATTAAACCTTCATATCCTCTCTCATGTACAGATGCAAATAAATCAGCTATTTCTTTATGCGAGTTAACAGGCTTCTGTGTAACTGTTCTTAGGTATATATCAGGTATTAAATTTTCATTCAAGTCAGAAAGTCTACAACTTAGCGATCTTACACATGTATGATTATCCCATTCGCGATTGGTTAATTTATCGAATATACAGAATGTGTATCCTTCTATATCATCCATAGTACCTGTTAAAACTTTATTTACAGCTCCTGTTATGCCTGTTCTTGTTACTTGGAGGCCATCACCCATAACAAGTTCGCCATCATACACACCGTCCGGTTGTTGTTCAAACGATTTTGTTAATGAAGAAATATACAATTGTTTACCACTTCTGGTTCTTATTTGTATATCTCCAAAACGTTTGAGAACAACTACACGAACACCATCGTATTTTATGCTAGCATATACAGGGAATTTAGTAGGTTTGCATTTTTCAGCTAACATTACATCAAATGTAGGTATCAGGCAAGGATATGCTTTGTTTATTGTTTTTACACTTATGCCTGCATTAACAGAACCTTTAAGTATTAACCTAAAAATTTCTCCATAAGCTTTTGAGCCTTTTATTGCTAATGCTCTTGCATTGTTTCCAGTAACTGCTCTGGAACTTAAAGTAAACAATATGCTAAACATCCCTGCACAATCATTTTCTACAAAGGTCATATCAGACGGGGCAGATACGTAGTAATTTACGCTGCTATCATACATTGCTACAAGGACATTTTTCCATAAAGTATTATCTTTATGCTTTCTTAGTATAGATAGTTTGGCATTTCTACCCCTAACTTTTCTTAATTCATGGACAATTCTTATTGGCATGATCGTATCTCCGAGTATAATTGTATACCAGCTTCATTAAACATCCTTTCGGATATCATAGTTTCCTTATACCAACGAGTAAGAGCTTCTCCGTTGCTTACTGTTGTATAAATTCTTTTTATGTTGGACTGTATAATAACCCCAGCGCACCGTGAACAAGGTGGCAATCCAGATGTGTATAAATAGCAACCAGTTAGATCAGTATTTGCATGTAATATAGCATTTATTTCTGCATGTATAGTTTTTGCATACTTAAGCTCACGACTATCATGAGTATCCTTTAAACCGTGAGGATACCCATTAAAGCCTATACTTATTACCCTATTTTCCCTGGATATTACACAACCAACTTTTGTAGAAGGGTCTTTTGACCATGCCCCGACTAATGTGGCCATGGTCAAAAATCTTCTATCCCATTTTGTGATTTCTAGCGGTTTAGTCATCCAATACCTCTATCAATTTATTATATCTGACAACAAGCTTTGACCACAACTTTGTGAATGTTTTGCCGCCGCGCATGTGACTTCTTTGCTTTCCGTATACAAAGTGCTGGGGTTTCCATTCAAACACATCATTCCTTTTTTCAGGTGCATACAGATTAGAGCTATGGTCAGTTTGCGCAGTTTTTACATACCATGCATCCGGCTTTTGTAAATCTACACAATAGGATATTTCAGGAAATACTTTAGCTACCTCAATAAGCATTCTCATTGCCACTATGTTATCTGACTCCGTCTGTATCTGTCTGTCAAGTCGCTGGTTAAGAAATGCTATCAAATCTTTCAGATTGACACGAGCATAATAATGGTTAGCCATACCTCGTGGAAGTACAGTTCTTGCATCCAGTATTGATATGTCTTTACTATCAACCATATCTGCATATAGTTGTTTACAATCTTTAACTATATTCATATATTTTGTAGCAAACTTAGATTGAAGAATTGATGCTTTTATCAAAGACTCATCATCCCTCTGGTCACGGTCGCCGGTGCAGTGGGCAGAGAATGACATTGATCTGTGTCGTATAAGATGAGTTACATCTACTAGATCAATATTGGATATTAAGAAAGTGAATCCTATAGTTTCCATAGCAGTAGGTAAAAGTTTAAATTTAAATAAGCTTTTTATTACATCACATCTTTTTTCACATGTATAATCATTTCGTGGGTGATCTTCCCATGTAGCAAGAGAGTATTCTGGTATGTAACTCATAACATCTCGTCTGGATGGGCAATTCATGAGCTTCACTTTAATAGCTGTAAGGGCCTCCAAAAACTGTGTTGTAGGCAGTTCATTCCATTTGAATGCCATAGGGAATTTTTTATCCGGCAAATTGTTATTAATTGGCATTTTCTGGTCCTTTCATGACATCGTCACGTATCAATTTTGCATATCCACGAATATCATTCCAGCTATCTTCGTGAGTAGGGGTTACAGCAAGTCTACATAGCTTATTTGCTATATCAAAAAAATAAGACTGCTGTCGCCTTGGCATTTCTTGACCGTGATGTTTTTTGTATCCTTGGAATATTGCTGCAATAATGTTTTCCCTGATGACCAACCCATCTTTGTAAGGACCATACACCCTGCCTCGTGATTCTAATGTCTTATCACCAGCTCTCATTTGGTCATCACTTGTTCCGGCTACACCTGCAGGCTTTCTTTTTGGAACTCCCGGTAGATTTTTATAATTTTCTGACATGATCTAGTAACTTCCTTTGCAAGTTTCGTACTCTTGCTTTTGAATTTGTATACACTCTTTCCATATATCCTTTGTTTCCAAGGTCAACTTCCACTTTGGAGAATTGAATACATTGAATAGCATCAGCCAAACGAACAATACGAGACTCTATTGATTCGTTTTTATCATATTCAAGAACTCCATGCCTACAAGCTTTTGGAAGAGTTTCTGCAACTTCCCTTTCGCATTCTGCAAAAGCTTTAGCAATAGCTGGGTATTTCTTTTTTATAACCCATGGAGCATCATTGAGCTCTATTTCTGGCATATCATGTGATATAGCTATTATAACAGCTTCTCCAAGATCAAACTTATATACTTCGTAAAGCTCCATTACTATAGCTGCTACAAAGAATCCATGCTCGGCTACAGATTCTTCATGTATCTTTGGCACATTGCTATATCGTTTTATATATGCCAATCTGTATATATCTTCCAGAAAAGTCATTCAATATCTCCCGTATATTGTATATAATCAATTGCGCCATTTACTGAAGCAACTGTTAAATATGCTTTAAGGTCATCCAATGTAGTAAATACTGCAGTGGCGGATTCTGCAAGCATTAAATTAAATGCTCCTGAACCACCTGGCCAGTAGTATACAATTGGCATTCCTGTAGCAAATGCAACACCGCATTCAAAAAGTGTTCCCATATCTTTGCCTACTGTGGATGCAAGTATAAAATTAGCATTACACATTTCTTTGATATTAGTAGCAAACACTTCTGTTTTGTTTGATTCACCTGGTATAAATAGCAAATCATCTTTAGGACTGTACACGCCCATTTCAGCTGCAGATAATGCTTGTAGCATTTCTACTCTGGCTTTCTCTTGCTCTTTAGTGAACCATCCACTTGCTAGATATGCTTTCAATATTTCCACCTCTTTTTTATTTCTGCCTCTGCAGGCATTGCTAAGTCTGGATATGCCAAGTCTTTAATGACATAATACCATGCATCTACCATACATTCATTTAATCTTTCTACCCACAATTCTGCCTCGTTCCCTTCATCTTTAAGTAGTGTTATACTATCATGCACTACATTTATTATATCTGGAGTTTTATATCTTTTATACAAATTGTCAACTGCCACTTTAGTGACTTCTGCAGAAGAGCCTTGAATAGGGAAGTTCAATGAATCATTTAAAGAATATGCTCTTATTGGCCTACCTAGTGCTGTAACTATGTCTAAATATCCATAAATTTGCATCTGTCGTTTATGTATTTTATGCCACTCATCAAAATAGTTGTACATAGTCAACCATTTAGTTCTTAATTCAGTGACCTTTTTTAAACTAAGATCAATCCTGGCTTGCGATCTTAGGAGCTCTCTTAATGTTTGAGGATATGCTCCGTATGCAGTTCCAAAATTATAAAATTTTGTTATAGTTCTTAGCTCTTTTGGGAGTGTTTCTGGAGTTTTATCAAATAAGTAGCAACCAGTTTCTGTATGCATATCTTTGCCTTGCATCATCATTGCATACATAGTAGGCTCTCCACACCAGGTTACTGCCATTCTTAATTCAAGGCCGGAGTAATCTTTGTATACCATTACTTTGCCTGGAGGTGCCTCAAATGCAGAAAACATAGCATGTGGAGGATTCTGTGTATTATCACAAAAATACCTATTCCCACCTTTGCAAGTCATTCTGCCAGTCCTGGCACCCGCTGCATTATGAAAGCCTCTGATAAATGGTGCTTTGTACTTCTTTAAAAACCCAAGCATTTTTGTATGCTGTCTGGCTTTTATGAGATTTTCTGCATCAGTATTCCCTTTGAGGGCCATAACACCAAGTGTATTAGCATTTGTACTCGTGGTACCCAGCCATGCATTGCATTGTTTTGGTGAATTTACATTCACTGGGCAAAGTCGTTTATATTTTTCAGATTTTCTTATGTGAAGTTGTTGAAGCTGGGTTATTGTATCTATATTTACAGGCATACCGACTCTGTCATATTCTATAGAATACTGTTGATTTTTTATATCTATCCTATATCCTTCCATTGGAAGTACATATTTTATTTTTTCCCATAAAAGAGATAAGTATAAAACATCGTATGCAGCATACATTAATTGGTCTGGCATTAATGCTTGAGACCAATCTGACTTTTGTTGTGCTTTTTTGTCTATTAATTCTATATGTTTATCAGATACTCCTGCATGATCTAAGCAGCTATAAAAATCAAATTTTGTTTGGTCAGGGTAGGCGAACTTTGATGCATACATTGTATCATCTGCTTTAGCTGGAAGCCATAATTCATCTGTATTGCAATTTATTGTGTGTAAATCAAAAGAACCATTATGAAATACTAACCAACCAGGTTTTATTATTTCAAGAACTTC